TCACAATTCAGAACATAAAAACGCGTGAAACCCTTGTAAAATCAACATTCTCAGCGATTTTGCAAGGAATTCACTCATTTCATTTTCATTATTCTAATTGTATTTAATTAGGACATTAAATTAGAACTATGCAAATGTCAAAAAGTCCTTTAAATACAGTACTTTAGAGGATATTTAATTAGGAAATGTTTTTTCTTATTTGTGACCAACGTGTGTCCAACGAACTAATAGGATTTACAAAACGAAATGATACAATATGTTATAAGAAGCATGATTCCCGGGGTACTATCCCCGGGAGTTTTTATTTATGAATTTCTGAAATTCTGGTAAATGTTCCTTTTGGGACAAATTCAAAAACAAACCCTTCTGTCGGATGTGGGATGCGGATGAAGTACCATTTCAGCCCGGAACTGTCAGTTTCTGTGTACTTCATCACCTCTACAACTGCACCTTTTTTCAACTTCGGAAACAGTTTAGATAGGCTATTTTTGTTTGATTTTGTATAACATTTTGTGTCCTTTTTTATCTGTGCAATGTAGGCTCTTGTGTTCTGCTTTTTGACTGTATCTGAGTCTGAAACTGATGTTGTATTTTTAACTAAATTGTAGTTTGGAGTGCAGAATTTTGTTCCCGGGAGGTTGCTGTTGTAGTAACTTTTTTGGCACACACCACCGCCATTTGCAATAATTGTAGAGCCACCAGAAGTATTCCCTTCGACTGTCCAGAATTGATCTCCTGATACCTTTATTACAATTCCGGTGTGCGCAAACACTCCGTTTCTGTAGAAAATAACAATATCCCCAACTTTTGGATTGCTGTTCAAAGTAAATAAATCCGCCATTGTCGGACAGTACACATAAGGCCAGTGTTTTAAGAGTTCCTTTGCTTTCTCCTGTCCAAAAGATTTCATGAAGCACCAACTCACAAAGCCGGCACACCATGGCTGTCCTTGATAAGATGGCTTTACATCTCTCCAATATTTTGTATAGTTATTGGAACCGGCATTTGCTGTCTTGCTATCAAGCTGACTATTGCTTGCTTTTTCAAGATATCCAATTTCATTCTTTGCGATCTGGATTAATTTGTCAATTGCGTTCATACCTGTTTCCTCACTTTCTGGAAAATATGTCTTTAATGCATCGTAAACAAACTTCTGTCTGCTCTTATATACCCCGACCTGGTTTCCTGTATCAGTCTGGCAGGCTGCATAGAGATTATCGAGTGTGTATGGCTTCTGAGTCTTTGCTAGAATCCTCGTTACTGCCCCTAGTCCACCTTGGTGTCTAAAGTTCACGCACATAGCTTGCCCTCTAGCGTCCGTGACACCCATTTTAAGGGCTTCATCTGCATAAGTGGCTAATTGTTCATCCATAAGGCTATCTTGGCATTTAATACCCGTTTTGGACGATATGAGCCGTACTATGAGCGTAGCAAACTGGCTTTTAGAAGAAATGTTGTAACAACTCCAATCTTCGTTCTGTACCTGCTCCCATAACCCGATATTGTCCAGTCTGTCCCATTGTGCCGTATCTGCATCATGAATCCGTTTCAAAAGTGTTTGTGCTTCGGTTGCGTACCACTGCCCGGCCCCGATTGTGATTGCGTGTTCTTCAGAAGAATTAGTGTAGGCTTCTGTGAAGTCCGAATAATCCTGCTGTCCATAGACCTGCCCGCCGGTTTCGACTGCGTAAATAATCTTTCTCAGGACGTTCTTTTGTTCAGTTGTCATGTTGCCCGCTCCTTTCACAAAGATTCTTACCTAATTCTGATTATAGCATTTAGCGTTAAGGCATCTCTGTACCAATTTAAAAATCCGACAGGTGATTGCCTGCCGGATAATGCTAAATAACATATTTGTGATGATTGTATCTGACCGACTCTTGATTAAGCTTTGCATAAATCATAGTTGTATGGAGATTTAAGATCGCTGCGTTTCGCTCCGCTACACTTAGCTGATGAGGAACCAAGGGCGCACCCCGCCAGAAGCGGAAGCACCGGCGTTGGCCGCACCACCATCGCTGAACACACGGCAGAAATCCGAAGAGGAACGAACCGCCCTGAGCCAATACCATGATCTGCAAGATGAGATGAGAGAGTGGTTATGTTTGAATGCTGCCAACTGGGATTTATTTGTACCAGTATCAAAACCATTCTGAGAAGCCTGTGACCAAGCTCTTGTTCCATAGACCATCTCTTCATTCATGAGATCAATCTGTCTTGAATACCAATCCCATCCACTAGAAATACCATTAGAGACAGTATTAACTAATAAATTCCTATAAGTAACAATATGAGATTCACCAAAGTCTGCCTTAATCTTTGTAAGAGCTTGATCGAGTCCAGACTTATACATCTTGGAACCCACATAACTACCCTCTGTGGTATTTGTATCATTCATCACATGACTGTACATCGGTGCATCAGGAACTACTAAGATGTGATGAGTATCTAAAGATGTGCCACCAGTTTTGTATAAATAATCGAAATCCATAAATCTATATGCAGTTCCATTGATTACAAGGTAGTCACCACAATACATATCTTTGAATGTGCCGTTCTTAATATTGGCAGACATTTCCGCAGTAAACTGTGTACCTAAGTTTTTACCGCGATAAATAGCATTATGAGCAGCTGCATTGTCATAACCAACAATGTCATTAAGTTCATTAATCGCTCCCAGAATTGTTTTGTCGTTCGTCTGAAGCTTCTCGAATACTTTGTCGGCAATTTTATTAAGGACAAAGTCTGACAGCTTGCTCAGCACACTCTTTTTCATTCCTGTACCGTCATTAACCAGAAATGCGTCAGTATCGGATAATGTACCTCTGTCGGTGTAATTCGCAGATTCCAGATTTTCCGTTTTGGTTTTCAAGGATGTTATGATATTAGCCATACTTATTGGATAGTTAAATACTGTATATCCGTCCAACTGCTCTGAATTGACAGATATATTTGTGGTTGGATAATATGTTGCAAGTGCTTTGAATGCTTCATTCTCTTCTGGTGTTAGGTCGGTTTCTTCTGGAGTTGATAATACGAATACAGTTTTAGGTTTATGTTCTATTAGCCATTGTTTTGCTAAATCAACAGTCGTTATTCCATCACTATCAAGGAATTTAATAGCAAGTGTTTTATCACCACTTCCACGAAGCATCAAGTATATAGCACGTTCATCATCTGCATTCTCACTTATTTTACCAATAAACATGTCAGACATTGCAAGTGGATTTATTCCATCATATAAAACTATATTTTCAAAATTATTTATACAACATACATTTCTTAAATATGACGCATTCCCAAGCCAATACATTGCCAGTCTTTCAGAGCCAGTAATGACATATTCTTTGCACATCCTAACCAATTTCCCACGTTCCACATCCACATAATCTGCAATATACTGCTGACCATCAATTGTAACGTTACCGCCTGAGTTTACAGGGATTGCGTTCAATGTATATGGGAGAGTGACGGTCTTAAATTGTGTTCCATCTTCGTTTGACACCTTCACAGTTGGATTCACAACGCTCTTGATCTCAACTGGATTCTCTGGCGTTGGTGTTCCATCCTGTGATGATTTGCCATATATCATCATATCTTGAATCTTGCCATTGTCAGAATCAGCAAGATGGGTTTCGCCCTGATTCGATGCATAGAACTTTGTGATTTTGTTGGATAAATCTTCTTTTAGCGACGCAACGGCCGCTTTGTTCTGCTCAATCTGCTGCGCCTGCTCTTCTGTGGCTCCAGGTTGCACAGGGTTCTCTTTGAGATATTTATTTACTGCATTTTCTATCTCTTCTGGAGTCAGTCCGCCAATGCCTTTCTGACATAAATCGTATAAATATTTCTCTACCCGTGTAATTGGATCCGGGACATTTCCGGTATAACTCCCAGTTAATTTAGCAAGATATTTCTCTTTTCTTGTTATCGGATTATCTGCCATAGTTGCTCCTTTCTGAATGAACTTTACATTTTGAGACTGTCTATTTTAATTATATCATGTAGACGATTTATAGCTCTGTACCAATCGACTAATAGTACGGTCGGGACTGAGATTTTGAGGTTATTTTGGCGAATAAGGGCTTATTTGAGTTTTTCGGGAAAATGTGCTCTTATTTGTGGTTTTGGGGTTCTTATTTGGCGAAATTAATATTGAAATAAGCAAAAATTCCTTATTTTGCATCCTAAAAGAACCTATTCTTCAAGCATATATTTAAGAACATCTTCTGCAGATTTGAATGCACCGCTTCCTGATGTGTATATTGTTGCAGGAAAGTTGGAAGTCGAAGGACCAGGTCCATAATTCAAAGGTCGTGGTAAAACCGAAAATGTTCCATCGCTATTTGAGGTACCAACTCCAAATATATTTCCGTTCCCTTTCACGCTATTGTGGCTCATTTCCCAACTAATGGTTTCGTCAAGAAGTTCTCCTTTCATGTTTCTCATTCTTAACGTGTACAATACATTTTTCTGGTTAATATACTGTAATATAGTGCTAGGGACTCTTTTCGCTTTAAACATAATACATGCTGATTCATAATATGAACGGCCAGATTCTTGTTTGACATATATTCCAGCTTTTTCAATATCTGTGAAATATATTTTTCCATCTTCGGTCTGATTACGAACAGAAATTTCACATTCACAAGGATATTGAGTGCCGTCATAGTCGACGTGTGTCCACACTGTTCTTACAGCACAAATTTCTTTCATTGGAGGTATTCCAGATTTTTCCCACAGTAAAATATCGCCACCATAAATCTTCGTTACGTCCTTGCCTTTGACAGGAAACCCAGTGATTTCCTGTCTGTTCAAAAATGCCTTATATATCATCCTATCATTTCTCCTCGAATGTGAAATACAATGTATCTGCCCGGTCAGTTCCTGAAGCTACTAGAGCGTCATAATCAGCTTTTTTTATTCGTTTTACACATCTTAATTGTGCCTTTTTCAATTTCTCAGAAGTGCTACCAGAGTCACCAGAACCGTCCGTAAAATCATTAATCGTTGCCGGCGAAAATTCAGAATCCGAACCGTCTGTAAATTCCGCATAACTGATTGTCGGCATTTCTGATCGGGTGCGGTTGACGGTTCCAGATATTTCGGGAGTGTATTTTCCTAACTGCTGACTGTTACTATTAAACGGTGCGTTGTTAGCAGAATAGGTGTCAATCATGTCTGTAGCGCCGATATTGAGCGTTCTGCTCATGATGTATGAATGAACGTACCATTGCAGTTCCGTAGGTTCCTGATCGTCGTGCTGAATCTGCTTTTTATAGTAGAGTTCGACTGCCTGTCCAACCATGTTCAGTGGGTTTCCTTGAACTTCTGCGGTATATTTTTGCGCGCGATAATATTTCCGCAAATCTTGGTTTACGAATACGCCATAGCAAATTTTCATAATTGGTTCAGTCCTTGAAATGCCGCCATATTCGTCTGCATCCCAAACGTAGTTTAACCAGTCCTCGTTTCCTACAAAAAAGCTGTTTCGATTATAATAAACATTGTTCTCGTAAGCTTCCTGCACCGTATAATCGCCTTGTGTAAATCCGAATGCTCGATTTGGGTCTGGGTCTGTAAAAATGATATTCGGAAACCAGATTCTTCCCTCAGTGGCTTGGAAACTTTTGAATGTATCAAGATGTACTTCTTCGTTATTGTAGTATTTATAAATGTTCTGATCACCGGTGGTCTGCCCGTATTTATAACTGTTCTGACGGAGCTTCAAATACTCAAACTTGCCGTCCCTGTTCATCCATCCAAAACGGTCATTCTGTAAGCATAAATCTTTCAAAATATTGACTACGTTCATCTCATTTGAGTTATTCGTATCAGGGACATAGGTGTCGTCCCAATGCAACTTTGTACTAACTTGTTCGAGTCCCAAAAACTCAAATAATTTATCCCTGAATTGCTTTTGAGTCAGCTTTTTCTTTTTATCAGTCGTTTGGTTTTTGTACCATCTAGCAATGTCAGTATTTCGCAATTTATACAAATAATCATATGCAATAAAATTACGTGTTAATGAGTTTGCTTTTCGCTCTGCACTGTCGATTTCACCTGTAAAAATTTTAATTCTTGTTCCTTTTCTCTCGATGTAAACTTCGATTTTTCCATGCGGATAAAACTCTTCCGAGGTACCGTTAAACTGGTCGTGGTGAGCCTGAAACGTTATCTGATTGCAGACACAACCGCCGAATATGAAATACTGTTCTGAACAAATAGACTCCTGCAAAGTAAGCGTATTCTTGTCGATATTTTCATTTGTAAGGTCAGCAAATTCGCCGTTAATCCAGTGTACTGTAACATTGATTGGTTTAGTTTTTTCTTCTTCAACTTCACCAGAGCCGCCGCCAGAACCACCACTTGAACTATCATCAAATGGGTTTTTCCCGTCGTTCGTGACTTTAATTTGAAAACTGTCAGAACCGACAAATTTAGAAACCCCGTTGGCTGTGACATTATAAGAAACCGTGATAGTCTTAGAACCCGCACTGGAACTATCGAAGCCAGAAATATCATAATCTGTAATTTCTTTCTCGGTTCCGTCCTGTCTTACTTCTGCAACAGTCAGCCCGGACGGGTCGAATGCTTCTCCGATTTTGTAATAAATCTTGGATGGAAAACTTGTGATTCTTATTCCTGAAAGATCGTATACGGTCACTTTAAAGGTAGTGGTATGGGTTTTATAGGTTACTGTGATTGTTTTTTCACCAACAGAACTGCTGTCAAATCCAGATACTTCAAACCCAGTTGTTATTGTTTCTGATGTTCCGTCAGTGTATTTAACAAGGATTGTCAATCCAGTTGTGTCGAATACATCTCCTTTCGGATATTCGGTTTTTACAGGCATAGTTTTTACTTCGATTCCAGAAATGTCTACCACGAGAATACTGAAATCCACGGTCTTTTCATCGAATGTAACCGTTACAGTTTTATTTCCATACGTGGACATATCCGGGTTTGACAGGGTATAACCGGTTACTTGTTCGGACGTATTATCATTGTAATATGCAGTAATTATGAGTCCTGCGCTGTCAAATGTTTCGCCTACAAAATATCTGATTTTGGTTGGCATATGAGTAATTTCAAGTCTGGTTACTCGGATTAACCATGTAATTGTGCCTGCTGCTCCCCATGGGGAACCAGAAATTTCATTAGTTTTCTTGTTAAGCGTGATATTCGCTGAATTGGTTTCTCCGAAAGCATTTTCGCCAATGCTTATCACACTTGCCGGAATGAATACATTTGTAAGCTTTGTTCCGAGAAATGCTTGTTTTCCAATAGTTTGTACACCGTCTGACAATGTTAATTTTTCAAGCATAGTATTTGAAAAAGCGCTTTCATGAATAGCTTTTACGCTCGGAGGAATGGTGATTTCTGTAATTTTGCAACTAGCGAAGCATTCCCTTGGGATTTCGGTAATTCCATTTTCCAATGTTACAGATTTTAGCGTCGATGAACACGGAACAAATACATGATCACCAGTGAGCTTAACTGCTCCTTTTAAGATCAGCGTTTCCAATACCCCACTAAGTATTCCTGTCACGCTAGTTCCAGTAAACGTACCGCCGCGTACTACTAGATTTTTGCATTTTGGTATGAATAGTCCATTTGAGTTATCGAATGGCACATTTGCATCACCTATTTCGACATTTTCTATCGTTACTCCACTAAAAGCTCCGGATGATAATGAAACTAATGATTTCGGGAATACAATTTTTTTTAAATTTGAACATTCTCCAAATGTGCCGCCCTCAATTGTTTGTAAACCATCATGAAAAAGTAGTTCTGTTAGATTAGGACAAGAGTAAAACACACCTCCTAGAATCGTTTTAAGCGATGATGGAAATTCAAGTTTAGTTCCTAAAAAAATTGAAAAATTTCCACGTTCGATTTCTGCGATCGTGTTTGAAAAAACAATGCTTTCCAATTTTTTGAATGAGGAACTAAATCCGCTCCTAATGCCAGTGATTCCGTCTCCAAAAACCATTTTTGTGCATCTTTTATATAAGCTGTCAGGAATAGAAATGTCGGATTTCTCTAAACTATCAGATAAACTATATGTGAATTTTCCAGTTCCAGATATGGTTAAAGTATTTGCATCAATGTCGAATTCGGCTGTCACATCTTCGTAATTCGGAGAACCGATATGTATCAAAAGAGAACTGTATACTGTGACATTTGACGTAATTGCCACGCCAAAATATTCTACATTAATAGGAATTACACCGGCTTCCAAAAGCGCCTTATTTTCAATTGTGTATCCGCTTGTCACTTCCTCTGAGCCGTCTGAGTATTCTACAGTTATATAAGATACCTTAAGATCTAATGCATCACCGACAAAATAATATTTGCCTTGACAAAATATGTCCGAGATTCTTTCTGGTTGCATAATAGTAACTTCAAATGTACAAGTGAAACTGCCATAATGAACTGTAATTTCACATTGCTTTGGAGAACTACTGTCAAAACCAGAATATGTACAATCTTTTGTGACATCTATAGTATTTCCATCACTTGCCGTTGCAGTTACCACAATTCCCGTAGAATCAAATTCTTTCCCTATGTGATAATTCACCTTGCTTGGCATAGTGATTACTGATATGGCGGTAATAGAAGCTTCTGAGACAGAAATCTCAAATGTTGTGGTCTTACCAGATGCAGTAACAGTTATGGTCTTTGTACCTGCGGAACTACTGTCAAATCCTGATAATTCATAATCGGTGATAGTTTCCAAGGCTCCATCACTGTACGTCTTTGATACTTCAAGGCCTGTGCTGTCGAATAATTCGCCCTGATAGTACGTGGTCTTATCTGGCATTTTTGACACAGTAATTCCAGTGACATATTTGTCAACAAACTTCTCATAGCTGACTTTCTGTGATACACCTGCGTTCTTTACCAGAATCGAAACTGGAACCGTAGAAGATACGGAAAGAGTTAGGTTTGTTGTGGTTTTACCGTCGGTGATTGACGATGTACCAGTGTATGAACTGCTTGTAGGTCTCTGAACGACATTGATAAATAATGTCTGCCCCTCTATCAAGAATACTTCGTATTTCAGCGCATATGATGAAGATGTGCTTGAATAATACACATATCCTTCTACTCTGATTTTGAGGAATCTTTTTCCTGATGTGAGCGTCCCCTCTTGACGGTAAATATAATAAATTGCGCCATCCCTGCGCCAGATTTTGAGTTGTTCGGCGTTTTGCCCGAACCCGATAAAATTGTTACCAGAAACATATATAGTACTGGCAGTCTTTCCTGCATAGGTAAACCAGTCAACGCCCGTGACACTAACTACATCATCGTCGTGCTTCTTGTTGTTAACAATAGCAGTCATGCCGGTTGTCGTATTCAATAAGCTATCAAAAGATACTGTATCTGCCATAATCATCCTCCCGTTATAAAATAAAAGAGCACATGAGCTGTGACACCCATGCACTCTGGTTGTTAGTATTCAATCAGTGCGATTCGGATGCTTGAATAAAACACCATCCCTCTTTTTTTATCAATTTCATTGATTGTAAAGTCAATATCTGGAACATATACTTTTGCATTCGTATATGTATTTGTTTCGTCATTCCAGTAGGTGATATTTGCTTTACGCTCTTGTTTATTGATAATTGAGGAATTCATTACATTTTGAATTTTTATTTTTTCTTCTAGGGTTAAATCGTCAACTGTTTCAAATTCTATCTTTGTACGATAATGTGGGAGTGTGTCCCTGTGCAAATATCCTTTCATATCTGTCCACGAATCATTTTCAAGTCTTTGATTCGGTGTGCTTTTCCATGTTGCTCTTTTGATAAATTCATGTGGAAATTCTTGAGTCCCGAATTTTAATAGCCATCCCTGAAAATTCCCTGAACTAAATTCACTCATGCACTCACCTACCCTTCAAAGATTCCGAAGCCTGTCCGGTTCCTGTATTGTCCGTTCTGATCGCGAAGCCAGCGGATAAATTCATTTCCGTCAATATTCAGCACAATGTACTGAGGAGAACTTCCACCATTGTTTCCGGATTCCTTCAGAGCATCCATCATTGCCTGTTTCATGGTCGAAAGAGGAGATACAACCTCTGTCTCACGCTTATTATCGCCGAGGATTGCTGCAAACTCTCCGGCGTTTCGTGGCACAACTGTACCTTTTGCCAAGTATGGAATCTGTGGCGCTGTCATTGTTGGAATGCTGAATCCCCAAGTGTTTCCACCTATTCCAGGAACCCATCCAGGAACTTTGATTTTCATCTTATTAAGAACTCCAATTGCGGCATTGACACCAGCAATAATTCCTCTGATCATTCCGTTTATCAATCCGATTACGCCATTAATGGGAACTTTTGCGATTCCCACAAGTGCTTCAAATACATTCTTGAATATATTTTTTGCATTGTTCCATGCTTCTCTCCATCCATTCACGAAATCTGTTTTTACCCAGTTTATAAGAGATTTGAATTTAGATACGATAAAAACTACTTTCTCTTTTATGGAATCCGACAATATAATTACTATATTTGACACCTTTTCTGTTAACGAGTTCCATTTATTTACAAACCCTTCTGCAAACGCTCGCGTTTTTTCGCTTATCCAGTCAACTATATTTCCAAAAAATTCTTTTATAGAATCCCAATTTTTTACAAGAAGAACACCGGCTGCAATTATTCCACCTATTGCCGCTATAATAAGTCCCCCTGGTCCGATTGCTGTTGCAATTGCAGATATGCCTCCAAGTATTCCACCAGAGCCTGTCATAAGTGCAATAAGCCCTTTGATGGCAAGTCCCACATTGCTGATACTGCTAATGATCGTAGTTATCAGCGGGATGATCTTAGCTGTTGCAAACATTCCTATAAGTGCCGCTCCGAACGCTTCGACCAGCGTCTGATGTTCTCCGAGGAAGTTTAAAAACCCTGATACAATATTAATAAGTGTAGGAACGCCTGTTTCAATCAACCACTTCAATGATGGTAAAATAATGTTGGTATATATCCATTCGAGAACGTTTCCGAGAGCTTCAATAATCGGCGCAAAGGATTTTGTGAGGTTCTTAATAGAATCCAGTAACGGATAAAAATCAAGTTTTCCAGCCCAGTCCGCTGTTGCTTTTGTTATCTTTTCAATAAACTCAAGAACTTTTTGAAAAGCATTTGCTAAATTTTGAATAATTTGCGTACCAACATTATTTTTATTCCACGCTTTAGATAATTGACTTGCAATATTCCCTATAATTTTGAATATGTTCTGCAAAATCCGAAGCATGGTAGATAGCATTTCAGTGCCTGTCCCATTTGCCCAGACTTCCATAATACTTTTTCCGACACTCTTTGCAAGTTCAGCAAGACTGGAAAACATATACCTTGCAGCATCAATAGTATTCTTGCCCTCTCTGTTCCAAGCTTCCTGAAAAGGCTTCCAGAGTTGCTTAAGTATATCAGATAACTTCTTTGCAGATTTGCTGAGTTTGTCAATCTGGCTTTCTCCTTTTGCCAATCCTCCATAATCAACCTGTCCAACATTTCCGAGACCAATATTGTCTGCCTTTACGGCAGGCGTTTTTGTCGCACCAGATATCGCATCCGCCGCTTCTTTTCCAATAACCTTTAATTCGTCAAACGGAGCAATATTCTTTTTTAGAGCCTTGGTCTGCTTATTTAACGCGATTGTGCTGTCCTTCGTGGAATCTGTTACATTCTGCGTAGCATCAGCCAGACTATCAGCTCCATCAGCAGCGCTACCATAAGCATCTTCTGTGGCTGACAGATCAGTTCCAGCAAGTCCCGCTCCACTGGCTCCCGTCTGCCCGGATGATTTATTTCCGGTTATCAGTTCCGTGAATGACTTAAAAGCATTTGCTACTGTTGCTAGTTTTGCTAGCAATGTGTTAATCACCTTGATAACCGGCGTGAAGATATTAATCAATCCCTGTCCGACTGTTGCCTTAAGAGACTGGATCTGTAACTGCATTACCCTGACCTGATTCGCCCAGCTGTCAGAAGTACGGATAAAGTCACCCGATGCAGCCGATAACTGTTTCTGTACAAAAGCCAGACGGAGAGCTACTTTCTCCTGCTCTGTCATTTCAGATGTGGTTTTGCCATAGCCATTTGCGAGCGCGTACTGGTCAAGTGCGCTTTGCGTAAGGACTACGCCCAAATCTTTCAATGTTTCTGTTTCACCTGTAAACACTGATTTCAATTTAATATACGCCAGATCCTGACTTATGTTATAAAACGATGCCACATCACCAGTCAGCTGTGTCAGAGCCGTTGACATATCGTAAGCCTGTGCTTCTGAGAATCCGAACGACTTAGACATTGCTCCGAACGTACCGACATACCGTTTAGCCATAGTTTCTGACAAACCGGCAGTTGTCATTGCGTTCTTCGCAAATTCATTAACCTTATCAGACATGGTAGTAAATGTAACATCGACCACGTTCTGAACTTCTGCGAGGTCAGAGCCAAGTTCCACACACTCTTTTCCAAACTGCACCAATTTACCGACAGCAAACGCTCCGCCAATCAGTAGACCGATTTTTTTTACAGCACTCCCAAGGCCGTTAAATGACTGTTTTATAGCTGATACGCCATTTTGCACACCTGACGTGTCCATCCTGGTATCAATAATGACTGAGCCATCAGCAGCCATGTGTCCACCTCCTAACTATTTGAGGTTAAGCATCTCGTTAAGCTTATCTTTATAAGCCTGTTCCTCTTCAGAGAGACGCGTTTTTATATCAATAAGATTCTTGTTATCGTGGTAGAATTTCTTTTCCCATTTATCTAATCTTTCGCCAAAAGCTTTTTTTGATCGAATCCCGATAACTGTATTAAGCAAGCATTCTCCTGCTTCCATGAAATATGAAAAAAATGTCCACCAATGCATATAAGGTGCCGCTCTAACTTCGCTATGAATTACCTTGTTTACCGCCGGAATAATCATTTCCCCGTCCTGTCCCCAGTCCATCAAGCGTGGCTTCGGCTTTCCCGAATCGTCGTCCGTTTGTCCGCAGTCAATAAATTCACAAGCCTTCTTACAAGCCTCTTCTACGTTCTCTGGTGGAATGCTTTCCCAGTCTTCATAGAGGATCTTCAGCATTACTATTTTTTTTCCGTAGTTGTCAAGATTCGGGTCGTTCTGTGCAATCAGAATATCTATGATTGCTCGAAAATCTGTTCTGATAGAAAAATCCACCCCACTTATGTTCAGTGAGGTGGGTAGCTCATAGGCGGTCATTTTGTATATTTCTCCACGTACTTATTGACTGCCGTCTGCATTTTCTTTTTTCTCTTTTCGATCTCCGGTGCGATTGCTTCTGCGATCTTATCAAGAACAATGTAAGCGAACACCTGACCATTGCCGAATACAGTTGTTGCGGTAATTGGTTCTTTGAACAAATCCTTAGACGCTTCGTATCCGAGCATATAATTGATTTTATCCTCAATCTGTTTATTGATCTCCGCCATCTCTTTACCAGAGGAAACCTTTTTAACAGATTCCTGAGCCTGTTCAAAGAAAGTTTCCAGTTCTTCCGCTCTTGCCGCAACGTTAATGTCAGTAGGATTCAATTTAAACGAAGAAAACACTTCTCCCTGTTTGTTTGTGAATGTAAAAAGAAGAAATTCATCATCAATGTTTGTATTAATTATCTTTGCCATTTTCTACGCCCTCCTAAGAATTATTCGCTGTCAGCTGTGAATGAGCCGGAAGTAATATCAAATTTACCTTTGACACGTTCTCCAACGTAATTAACTGTGAACGGAATCTGATAACCAGATGTGTCACCACCGTATGAGGTCGGCACAACGTAGCAATCCTGCTGGTATGCTTCATACTTGCCTGCTGTGGCTTCTGTCCAGAGATGAACTTCAACTGCTTTTGTCTTGAGGTTATCGTCTTTGAGGCGTCCATCAACGATTTTCTGTAACGCCGTGAACAGATCGGAAGTAGTGTCTGCATAGAACGGATCAGCGTCAGAAGAAACTTCATAGCCGTTATGCTTAAATGTGGATTCTCCAAGGATGTTTTTAGATGTTTCGGTATCCGGGTTGAGTTCGATGTTGTACTCTTCCAGGTCCTTTCCAAGACGCTCATATTTCGGTGTCAGCCCTCCACAAAGAGAACCGGCATCAATGTAATGAGCCATATATTTACGGTCAATCTTGCCTGTAACTGCCATAGAAATGTCCTTTCTGCCTATAATTTTAAAGGCTGTGTAGGTTAGCGACTATCTCCAATTGATAGCCGGTTGTTACTTGTTATATTACTTCATAAGTGTTTTCGTAGCGTACCGATAATGGCAATAACCAGTCCTGTACGCCATTCTCCTGCGGCTCTAAACCATAGGAGTTGTCACGGGTTATACGTTTTATCACTCGCCCCTGTGAAAGCTCTGGAAAAGCATTTAAACGCGTCTCAGAGCCATTTATAACAACTGGTTCCCGGCATATCCATTTACCGAGATTATCCAGAAACTTCTGAACAGATAACTTCTGCCGTTCTTTGTCTGATGCTGTGCGGTATACCACGTAAAATGGATACTGGCATACCTGATGCATTGTTCCACAAACATCTTCTTTTTCTGAATAAATCAAGGCGCCGTTGTCTGCCGAGAAAGCGATTCCGGAATCTTTGTTCAGCTCTTCGAACTTGATGCTTTCACCCTGATACAATCCGGGATACTGGTTCAGAAGTGCTTTCATTGCATCTGTCAGAATCTCATACCCGGTTGCATCCTTACCGATAGGCTTATCTGCCATGTCGTCCACCTCCTGCTTGTGCTTTTACTTTGCGAATCCATGTGCTGCCGTATTGTCGTTTTGCGGCATCAAACCAATGGTCTTGTGCCCGTGGGTGCGCTTGTTTGGTGTATTCAAGATTCTCCTTTGCGGCTGTCTGACCAGAAAACTGACTGACAAGAACTTTCTTTGCTCCACGTCTTGCGTAGGGACTTCCAGTTGCTTCATCAACCATTCCTTTCCCCTCGTACAGAAAACGTCCATAAGGAGCCGCCGCCGCACATACTTTCCCAGTTCCTTGCAAGGATGCACTCTCAACTCTTGTTCGGTTGATAAAGTCCCCTGTAATCATCGGCATGAACGGAACCATACTGTCCATAACCATTCCATCAAGGAGATACTGGGCTTCTTGGTACTGCCTAGAAAATCTATCCATATTCAGTTTGATTTTCATATCTCCGTCAACTACAGAGAATCCTTTAAAATGATGAATTTTACTCATATCACTTACCCAGAATCTCAAAATGTGGAATCAGTGTATACGGACCGCCTACACTGGTAATCTTGAACACGTTATCCTTATTCTCATTCATGTACTGATAGAATCCATTTCGGTAATCACTTTCAGTGACTGTTCCACCAGTCCACTCACCCTCCCAGAAGAACGATTCATCTGAGAATGTGATAGTGTCTTCCAGAGCGTTGTTAATCTGTCTTTTCCACTCTTTAGGCGGTACATATGGGAGAATCTTACCATTCTTGTCAGCAATGGTTTTATCACCATTCTGAACAGTATAATGGATGTGTAACTGTGCGTTGTCTGTTACGTCTGGCCCGTACTTCTTAAGGATTGCCCCCCTGTCCGTAATGAGGTCGACACCGGATAAAACATGAGGATACCAGTACGCATCTCCTGTTGTCGGACTCTCATAATAATTGAAAATCGTCAAAGTTTTTTCGTACATGATACCCTCTCCTTAATTATTCTTTCTGCACTGTCTGCTTAATAACCTGATTTACACCAGTGGCCGACAATCCATTAAACATACCGACTGCAACCGCCGTGATATAATCCGTTGCCGGGAAATCCGGGATAATTCCCATTCCGACTGCTCCGAGAATCCCGCCAGTAACCGCCATGATCACCGGAATCCATTCATCAGAGATTCTTTTTGATGCCTTACAGCCCATTCCTACGATGTAGCAAATCATAACGATTGCTATACATGAGCCTAATGTTGTAATGTCCATTATTATCACCTCACATCAATTTAAGTTCATTGAATACTTTAAAAATTTTTGGTGACTGAATAGCAAACCAGTCAACCATTTCTTCGTTTGTAGCCCAGCTGTCAGCACTATTTGAATTAGAATCAAGTCCAGATTCCATCAGAAATGCGTGGATGATTTCGTGCCTAATAACCTGCTTCTGATAACTTTTAAGGTCTGCTTTTACTCCAATCTGTCCCTGCGATGCCTCCATGTCATCAACCACAATTTCCCGTGTTGATAAATCAGTATAGCCATCTGCATTTGTCAGACTCGGATATTGTTTCTTGTTCCCGAACTTCACGCTCCATTCAGAGCCTAAGATATCAATCTTGAAATCCTGCATATAAAATCGGTATCCCTTCATCCGTCCTTGCTCCCATCAGAAGCGGTAAAGCTGTCTTTAAGAGTAAGTCATTCGTTTTCTGTACATCTCCGGCAGCGGCATACACTGCACTCCATTCCTTTGCACTCGCTCCGATCTGTTGAGGAGTTGCATAGGAAATGGATTCACTGCCAGAGGATACGGACGTTACAACGCCTGTAGTGCTACCACCGGACCCGATTGCGGTTGACGTACCGCTCACAGCGGCATTGGTAGCATTCTTCTCAGCAAGTTCAATCTGATACATTAATTCAGCTAATGAACAGACCGCCTTTTTGATGCGCTTCTGTGAGCGTTCGTTTTTCGGCAGTCCGTCCACCAACCTGTCAAACGTCATTATGTCCACAAAATCACTGGCTCTTTCTGCCAGTCGTGGAAAGTCGGTTTCTGGCACAACTGAACCGAAATATGAAGTTGTGTAAAATTCATAATCTGCATAAGCCATGCCAGTTACCTCCTGATCAATCTACAGGTTTCACAGGAAAAGCCATTTCTCCTGAAACCATTTCCACTCCATCACCCGAAATGATGATTTTCTGGTGCGGGTTGCAGTTCTTCTGAAACCATTCAACCGCTGTTTTCATAGCTTCTTTAAAATCTTTTATATCGTTCTCCATAGCTGCTCCTTATCATTTTGCTGTTACAGTTGCGTGTCCGGCGCTCAGTGCTTTATAGGTACTGTCGCACTCAACCACTGTGATTACCTGTCCTGTTGTTGCTGTAATGTCGGATTCTCCATCCCATGCGCTCCAGTTCTTCACGTTCTGTCCATAGTCTACGGTAGTCTCAGAAGATGCGACTTTGTACTTGTACACATTTCCTGCGCTTGCTTTTGTCGGAGTGACAGTCACTTTTGTATCTCCGCTTTTACTTCCTGCTGCGGAGTTTACAGTGAGAGTTCCAAGTGTCTGAGTTGTGTTGATAGTTCCGACAGCAACAGCGTCAATATATTCTGCAAAGAGGGTAAGTCCCATGATTGCGAATGATTCAGACACTGCTGTGTGGTAATTGCCCTGTGTATGGAATCCGATCAGATTTGTTTCACCGGATACAGTATATACAAGACCCGCTCTTGCAAAATCAGATTCATTCGGATCCACGTAGTAGAGAACGATGTTTTCTACAGGTGTAGCGATTACTGTTCCTCTCGGAATTTCACTGTCAGATAACAGGAAGATTGTCTTGAATCCCAGGAAGTCTTTCACATACTGGAAGCCGAACTGGTTCTGAATAGAAATCTCAGCTGCTCCGATATACTCGTACACGTCCAGAATATTTACAAATCCAACAACACCAGTCACATTTCTGTGCATCTGCTTGAATTTGTTTTCTACACGGCCCTTAGCCATTGCCAGAGCCATCTGGAAAGTGGTTTCCGTGAATGAGAGAGTACCTGTTTTCAGATAGTTGTAAAATCTTTCAGTAACATTGGTCTGAAGCTGGAAGAGGAATTCATCATCAGTCATTTGAACAGCGTTCTCGTAACCGTGATCTTTGATTGCTTCGATAGATACAGCCTTTGCGTACTTCTCAATACTCATTTCTGCATAGGGCTTTTCTTTTACAACGAATTTGCTGTAAGGGATTTCCTCGCCCTCACCAACATTTCCATTCTGTAATGTACCTTCTGCATATTTTGATTTAAGAACCGCTCCGGGTGTCTTTTTGATTGGACGCATGATGCCAAGGATTTCACGTAAGTGTTCCCAGTTCCGTTCGAAACGGGTAACAAAATCAATCTCACGTGCTGTGACCTGGATATCATTTGTCATAATAAGATTAGCTTTTGCTGCCATATAAAAAATCCTTTCTACCCATAATTATTAAGGTATTGGGTTAGCGGCTATACTCTGACGTATAGTCGGTGTAAAAAAATCACTGGAATAACTGGATATTCTGAGCAATTGCAGCCTGTCTTTCAGACGGGTCTTTGATCGCTTCGATATCTTTCTTTGTCATGCTTCCCGGTGTCCGCTGCTGTCCAACAGGCTTAGTAAACATTGCCTGGTTCTGCTGAGCCTGTTGCTGAGATTCATCTACAAAAGCGGATGCGTCAGACTGTTTCATCTGCTCGATCAGGTCATTCAGTCCAAGGATTTTACCGTCTTTCAGTTTTAATCCGGCTTCTTTAATGTCTGCCATAACAGACTTCTTTGCAGCCTCACTGGAAAATTTAACATCATCAAGTGCTGCTTTGAGTGCGTCTGAGAAATCGCGGTCATAGATCTTCGCATTGAATTCTTTCTCTGCGTCCTCCGCTTTTTTCTTCCATCCAGCAAGCTCTGTCTTAATATTCGCCGGGTCGATACCGTCAAAGCCTTTTAAGGTTTCTTCTGCTGCCTCAGCACGTTCTTTCCAGTCATCACGTTCACCCTCGACTTTTGACAGAGTCTTTGCTACTTCTTTAGCATTCTTATAATGCTCAGAGAGTGCTTTCTTCACATCTGCCTGTTTGTCCTCCGGGATCTCGATTCCAAACGATTTAAGTGTGTCAATAAGTTTCTGCATATACATCCTCCTGGTCGTGTTTATTGACCTGCCGCCGCAGGTAAATGGATTAAGCCAGTTAGACCACTGGCAGGGTAATGGGAAAGATAGGAATTGAACCTACAATGTTTACCACGAGGGGACGGATTTACAGTCCGCCGTAACACCGCCAATCGTTACTGCTTTCCCAGAAGACACCTTTTCGGGACTATTTGAATTAAATTCCAGTCCACAGGATAAGGATAAACCTATAATGGAATGAGAGGACTTGAACCTCTGACGTCAAGAATTCAGCATCTCCGCTCTTCCTACTGAGCTACATTCCACATAACCCGGATTCCCGGGTTAGCAAGGTATTTAACGTGTTATGCCTGCCACGAGTTGTTTCGGATATTTATTTCTTTTTTTAAAGAAAAGTATGAATAACAAAAACTTTAATCAAGGAGGTGAGCCATCTTGCGTGCCAGACGGCAAATACGCACGACAGGATTCGGACCTGTTTAACTTTCCATTAAAGCGTGCGCACCAGCTACTAAATTAAAGAAAGGAGGATAAAACAAAAATGTTAAAACAACCACTGTGCTTTCCACTGCACAATTACATTATAACAGATTTATTTTAACTACCTCTCTACCACTTTTTTGTGTTTTTAAAGCATATCCCGGAGTTTTTCTACATATCTCTTGACAAGATCGCGTTCTTCCCGGCACTCTGCGTCCTTGGACATATCGCTCATTTCTGTTGTAAGTTCGTCCAGATGTTCTTCCAGAGCGGCAAGCATCTTTCTCTTGCAGTCTTCAGACTTGCCGGAACGATAGCTCTGTTTCTGCGTCATGTAATCGTCATAAGCATCTCGCCCATCAGAACGACTGTAATGCCCTCTGACATAATGTTCACCACGTCTGGCATAAGAATTGCCTCTGTCGTAATCCGGCATCATTCTGCCATCATTTGCGCTGTATCTCCCCATGCTGTCCCGCTTTCTTCCGCGCTCGCTGTAATCGTCATTGTATCCGCCACGCATTTCATCAAGGACAGCGTTGTAATACTCTACTTTCTTATCCCAGTACTGAGTGTTCTTGATATCTTTGTACATATCAATCAGTTTATATGTCATTTCCAGATTTCCGGTGGTCAGTCCATTGTCAGCGATTTTGGAAAGTTCATCTTCAATTCTTGCGCATAAGTCTTTAATATCTCTCATAATCACACCTCCTACGCTTCTCTGGTCACAACAATGTTTGCATTTGCAACAGAAACAGCCTGATCGCTTGTATTCTCTACTGCGATATTAACGCAACATCCGCGAGGTACATCAATATAGATACCAGAGGACACATTGTTGTACTGGTCTACTGCCGCCGGTGTGGAAATCATCTGTGAAGATAATACAGGTTCGCCAGAGATTGCAATAGCCAGAGAAATAGCTCCGACAGTACCGCCTGTTGGAATTGCGATATTGCCAGAAAAATCCACGAAAAATCTTGCTTTACACTGGTTAGTAAGCCCTCTCAGGGTAATGATTCCGCTTCCCTCTCTGTGTTGAATACAGTTAGAACCTTTGACTGCTGTGTTTGAAAATACTACGTTTCCATTTGCTGCTACAGTCTGAGCAGCTACATTTGTAAATTCTGCCATAAAAATACTCCTTTCATATCACAAAAGGACAGGTCTCAGCCTGCCCCTCTGTGTAATACGGCATAAGCCGACATCCGAAATCAATCGAAAGATACTCTCAATATGAAGTTATCAGCAATTACATCCAGTGTTGCATCCGCATCCGTAATATGTGTTCGGATTAGGAACCTGATATGCCGGAATCGGCGCCGGATTAATCGCATTAATGAGCTGCTGTGTCTGTGAAGCCATTGCAGTTGTGAGAAGTGCGCTCTGGCGGTCCTGAGAAGCAGCACGTCTGAGGTCGTTATTTTCAGCCTGGAGATTGGAAATCTTCTCGTTGCACAGGTAATCAAGGATTGCCCTTGTTCCGGCGTTCTGGCTGTCGATAATATCTCTAGTGTTGTTGTTCATGGTGTTCTGGAGCGCGCAGGTATTCTGAGCCATGTTGTAGTTCACGCCCTGAATAGCTTCCCTGGTTTCGCAACAGCAGTTCGCAAGCTGAGCCTGGAGTGCGTTGGCGTTCTGCATATTCGCTACAGTATCGGCATTAATAGCCTGCTGAATGCCGAAGCCAGTCTGCATGATGTTTGTGTTGATTCCATTAAAACCGGTAAGCATACCGTTATTCATGGCATAGAAGCCATCACACAGGCCACTGTTGATTCCGTCAAGTTTGCTAATCACAGCGGAATTGTCAAATCCTCTCTGAATATCCGCCTGAGTAGCTGCTGTGGCTACATATCCGCTGCCGTTTCCATTATTGCCCCAGCCGTTGTTTCCCCATCCGAAGAAAGCAAAAATGAATAAAACAATAATCCACCAGCTACCATCTCCACCAAACATGCCGTCATTATTTCTACCATTTCCAGTAGCAGCGGCAATATCTGCTAAGCTATAATTTCCATCCATAATATAATCTCCTTTTTGTGTATTTACATCAATCTGGCCAGATTGTAATGTACTATTTCATTCCTTTCAACATGTGTTGAAACTGCCCCGCCATCTGCTGAACCTGATTAAGTTGCTGTTGGGAAATCTTCCCAGACTGCAACATCTTCTCAACTTCTGCTTTCGGATCTCCCTTAAAATTCTGTTTAAACTGCATAAACTGCTGTACCATCTGCATTGGCCCGTTTCCCTGTGGCATCCCACCACCAAGCACATTAAATAATGGATTACTCATCTGCGTTTCCTCCCTTGGCCGCTGATTCCTGTACGGTATTAGCCCTAACAGGTTCAGAAAATGAATTTAATCGGTTTATGATAGCTTCGTATTTGCCTTTCAAATCATCGTATTCCTGTCGAGTAACATATTTACTGTCCATGTTCTGAACAGGCTGTTTAGGCGGCATCTGAGAGCCTATCTCGTGGTATTCAAATGTCCGCAGTGGCTGTGGCATACCGGATACATCTGTGGATTTTATGTAGAACTTTTCACTCTCTGAATCCATCAGTAAAACGCTTGTCCCAGGTGCTACCAGATAGGATTTTGCGCCGACTTCGCCGGATACCCACAGGATACCACTATTATTCTGCTGTGGTTGCTGTACTGGTTGAGCTGGAATCTGGACAGGCTGTTGCTGGAACTGGTTCATCTGCCCCGGAACGCCAAAACTATATTGATAAGGATTGTTATATAATGCCATCTTATACACCGCCTTTCTGATTATATTTTTGCATAAAAGTATTAATCTAAGAAGTTCAAAAAAGTATCAAAAAAGTATTGACATATCACCCGCTGAGTGGTATGATAACATCAGAAACAGGGAAGAACAAAAAAATCAAGGAGGAATAAAAAATGATAAAATTAAACACATTATCTTACGTTTACGGACAGAACGACACAATAGAGATCGGAGAGGAATACTATTTCGGTCAGCTCTGGTACGGAGACGGGGACGGGGAAGAGCTGTTAGAGTCCGGAGCAATCGCCGTATATCAGGACGGTGAGGAACTTATCGTTGACTTTGAAATCCTGGAGCCCACGGAGGATATTTTACAGACCCGAGTCAAAGTTATCGGGATTAACTAGGAGGCAGGAAAATGAAGTATATAATTATGGATTATACAGACGGTGATTGTTTCACCGATGAATTTGACAACAAGGAAGAAGCCATTCTGGAAGCGGAGGGAAAATGGTCAAATCTGACAAGGTTTGAAAAGAAACACAGATTGGAGTTTTACGTGCTGGAAAGCGTCAATCCAGACGAAGACGCGCCCGATCATTACGACGGAGACATTGTGAAGCGTTGGAAATAAGAAGAAGAAAGAAAGGAACAATATGAGCATCAAAGAAATTAGATTAATTTCCGGGTTAAGCCAGCAGGCTTTTTCCGATAAATACAAAATTCCCAAAAGGACAATTGAAAACTGGGAAGGTGGTAAAAGAAATCCACCAGAATACGTAATTTTATTGCTTGAAAGAGCTGTAAAAGAAGATTTTGCATAAAAAGAAGGAGGGGTAAATTGCCTCTCCTTTTAGCATACTTTTATAATCTTACTGTTTACTCTTCTGCTTAATCTCTTTACGGTAGATATGCTCACATTCATCTGTTCGGCGCAGTATTCGAGCGTATATTCCTTGCATCTCAATCGGAACAATCTTTCTTCGTCCGGTGTGAAATTACACTCTATCAAGAATCTGTCTATATCTTTCTTAGTGAATACATATAACTTCATGAGCATACCCCTTATTAATGTTAACGTTGATTCTGTGCAAGATACTCCGTGAGCTTCTGTTTTGTTTTTTTTAATTCTTCTACATTATTCCCACTGATCTGACTGTCCAGCATGGTTGATAACACCTCCAGAATTAATGAGTCTCGTTCTGCGATTCTCCGAAGGCTTTCATAATCTCGTCTATCATGTTCTTCCAGTGTCTCTACTCGCTTATTAAGTCGGAATGCCGGGGTAATCCATTTAAAAATTACGGCTGCCGCCCCTCCGACAATGGACACCCCTCCACAGATAGAGAGGAAAATCTGTACAAATTCTGATATGCTCATTTAGCTACTCCTTTTCCCAGTAATATACCGGGATCTCATTACCACTATCCCATGTATCGAAATATTTGCCCTCTTGCACCGTCACCACATGACCATCTATGCAGAGAATGTACGTGCCTGTCGGATGGTCTGCACAAAAGTCGTTGACTGTATAGATATATCGTTCTGATTGTTCAATCAGTTTGCGTCTGTACCCACGCTTATAGAGATACGCTCCCCAGACATAATTTGCACTTGGCATATCTGACAGAGTACACGCCTGCACCATTAGTCCGGCGAATATTGTTTCCCAGTCAAAACCAGTTGCTTTGCATATTGCCCGAACAACGCAATCTCCTGTTCTCTTGTCCTTAACAGGATTAGGATTAAAATATTCCCATCTATCCATCAGTCAATCCCCTTTGCTGTTTTATATCTCTTTGCCGATCCTCTGGCTTTTGCGGCGTTCTGGCGATTCCACTTCGCTATCATGAGCCGGTCTTGCAGTTCTCTCATGTCATTCTGCTTGCAGTAGTCCTTGTATACAGCATTTTGTTTCTGTAAAAGATAAGATTTCCGGTCAAGGTCTTGCTGTAATGCGAATTTTGCCTGTTCGTCCTTGCAGTTATCAACCGCCGCTTGCATTCCAAGGACTTCACGCTTTGTTTTTCGGATTCTTCGCTCATAAGTGCGCTGTCGCTGTTCTTTTTCATACTGCTTTCCTTTGTCAGCTTTATCCTGTGCTGATAATTCTGCATAAGGATTAAATTCCCCGTCACTGGCTCCAAAACTATGCCGACAGTTGACCCCTGACAGTCCACTTGCCGTTCCATATCCGGTCAATGAGAACGGCGGAAATTTCTTGCTCTTGCCAGAACGAGAGTATATCTT